TTCCGATCTACCCTGACCTGTGCTCTTGGCGCAAGGCCCGCCCTCCCCCATGCTGCGCTGCAACAATTCTCGATGCTCGATGCCTGGTCAGCCGGTCAGCCGGTCAGCCGGTCAGCCGGTCAGCCGGTCAGCCGGTCAGCCGGTCAGCCGGTCAGCCGGTCAGCCGGTCGAGCCGGTAGACTCTGGAATGCGTGAAATATGGCCTATTTGGTGTATGCCAGCGGGCAACCTGGCACCTGGCACCTGGCACCTGGCACCTGGCACCTGGCTGGCTGGCTGGCTGGCTGGCTGGCTGGCTGGCAGGGTCTATGTACACTATTTACCCTTTTTGACCCCGGTAAATGTCGGCGCCAGCGCAGCGCTGTGGCGCTCGTGCCCTACCGTATACATACCCATTAATATATAGATAATGAGTTCCTGATTATCTGAAATATGGCCTATACGACAGATACGCCCTAGACAACGACGCGCGCGCTTGAAATAACACGCTGCGAATTGAACAAATAATTTGACACAACTGAAAAGACTATGGTCTACTCAGCTCGTAACTCCATGCGCGCCAACCCCGGCGCGCATGTTCATACAGTAAAGGACAGCACAACATGCAAGTTCATCTCACACTTAAAAGTGCCAATGCCAAGACAGGCCCGATCCCTGTTAGCACGACAACTAAAGACTCATGCCCGCCAGATTGCGCGATGCGCGACGCCTGTTACGCGGCCAGCGGCCCGCTGGCGTTGCATTGGGCGAAAGTAACGTCCGGCGCGCGCGGCACAGACTGGCCGACGTTTACCGCTAGCATCGCCGGCCTGCCCGACGGCCAGCTATGGCGTCACAATCAGGCCGGTGACTTGCCTGTTGACAATGGCACCATCGACGCTGTCAAACTCGGCCAGCTGGTGCATGCCAATACCGGCCGGCGCGGATTCACCTATTCTCACCATCGCGACACAGCAAGCATCGATTGGATTAGGCACGCCAATGCCTGGGGATTCACTGTTAATTTGTCGGCCAATGACTTGCAAGATGCCGATACGCTGGCCGACAAGCATGCCGGCCCGGTAGTTGTCGTGCTACCTAGCACGCAAACAGCTAACACTCGCACGCCCGCCGGCCGGCCCGTCGTTGTGTGCCCGGCCACGCAGCGCGACAATGTGAGCTGCACGACGTGCGAGCTGTGTGCGCGTCAGCGCGACGTGATCGTAGGCTTTCCCGGCCACGGCACGCGCAAGCGTACCATCGACATCCGGCTGGCAGCATGATTACAACGCGCGTGATCGTCACGCCACGGTTCGGTTGGCCCTTCGGCCCGGCCGTTAAGAATCCGCCCATGCCGGCACTACCGCCGGCCCTACTTTAAAAGGATGCACACTATGAAGATCATCAACCTATTCAGCCTGTTTAAGAACGCTTACAACGAACCGGGCTGGCAAGTTTGGCGCGGGCGCGAACTGCTGGCAGTGTTTCATACCCGCGCGGCTGCGCGGGCATATGCGCGGGCGCGCGCATGACAATATCCGCAATAGTCGGGCACGCTTGCGCCATTGGCGCATGTATCTGTTTTATTTATCTTATTTTAAGGGGTTAGACCATGACACATATTAGAGCAGAGGATTGGATACGCGAGTTGGCGAAAGCGGTGCAAAACGAACACCTCACCCAGTTCCAAGCGGATGCGGAGGTATTCGCGGAGATGGATAGCGGCGATCATGACGCGGCGACCGAAACGCTGTTTTACAATTTTACGAGGGGCATAGCATGCTAACCATTGAAGAGCAGGAACGGAACGCGTACGTCGCGGGCGACGTGCATACCGCGGCGCTGTTGGCCCGCATCCTACACTTGGAGGATGCGGCGGCAGACCACCATGCGCTGCTGCGTGAGGCGCTTGACGGTGAGGCGGCCGACGACGCATGGCGCGCGCGCGCCACGGCGGCGCTCGAAGACTAGAGTACCCGGCCGGCGGCGCCTGGTAACCCCGGGCGGCGCCGGACGGGCACTTGCTCGTCATAATCCATTAGAGGAAAGTACATTATGATCATGCTTGATAGGGCTAAACTCAAAGCGGCGGCGCGGTTCGCAGCCGATTCTAAAGACCGGCGCCTGTCCCTGCACGGCGTGCTGGTCGAGGCGTCCCCCGCGGGCGTGCGCCTGGTTGCCACTGACGGGCATGTGCTGCTCGTGGCGCGGGCGGCGGGCGAGCCTGACACTGACACCTGGACGGGCATTATCCCGTCGGACGTTATCAAGGCGGCGCTGGCGTGGAAGGGTAGCAAGACGCTCCCGATCATCCTGATCCCGGGCGAGCCTGCGTGCCGGCTGACACGGGCGACGGGCGAGGCGCTGGCGTTCGTGCGAGCGCCGGGGCCGTTCCCGGACTACCGGCGCGTGGTGCCCAAGGCGCCGGACGGCGCGGCGGCATTCTACGATCCGGACTTGCTGGCGCGGTTCAAGCGGGCGGCCGAGGATCTCGGATCGAATCTCGGCCTGTTCGGCCTGCTGCCGGGCGGCGACGGTAGCGGACTGGTCTACCTGACCGACGACGCGATGGGCGTCATTATGCCCATGCGCTCCGGCGGCTGGGGCGACGGCGATTGCCTGTGGGCGGCAGATTGATCGCGCTCGCCGTGCTGCTCTGTCTGGCGTTGTTGGTTATCGTTTTCGACTTATAGGGGGACACAATGAAACAGTACAAAGCAAAGAACGGCGCGATGCAATACATGCCTAGCACGTCGTGGTTGCTGGGCGCTGAGCGCGACAATACGGGCTGGTGCCTGGCCTGCGGCGCCGATCAAGGCGGCGTCGAACCCGATGCGCGCAAGTACCGGTGCGAGGGCTGCGGCGCGCATAAGGTCTACGGGCACGAGGAGCTTGCGCTCATGGGCTTGTGCTACAGCGACCAGGGGACGCCGGACAATCGCGGGTCGCGCGATTATGGGGACGTGTCTGCCCGCGAATAGACCACCACCACCACCTAACAGGGGCGCCCGAGGGCGCCCTTTTTTATTTGACCGCCGATAATCCCGGCTTTCGCAAGGCATCGGCCAGCGGAGAGTTCACCGGCACCTCGACCAGGCGCCGGAGTTCTGACTTGGTTGCGTGAATCAACTCGGGGGCGCAGTACACGTGCCGGCGCGTAGGTAGCTCGGCGCTCGTCACGCGCCCGCAGTCGAGCCACTGGCACTCTAGCAGGGCATGGTGCAGGGCGGCGGCGGGGATGCGCTGTCCCGGCGCCAGGCCCGCGCGCAGGGTGAGATCGGCGCAGAGGACGTGGAACGGGGCGGTGATAACCCCGGCGGCGAACGGCCCCTCACGGCCTCGGATCATCTCGCACAGGATCGACTCGGCGGGCGATTGGCCGTTAGCGATTAGACTCAACTTGTACTCGGTGACAGGCGGGGCGGCGGCGGGGTTGAACGCTGACACGTCGCGGCGGTACAGCCAGGCGGCGATGGCCTCATAACCGCCGCCTGACTCAAACCAGCGCCACATGCGCTGGCCGCGCTCCGGTGGATCCATACGCGGCAGATCAGACCAGACACAGAACCAGCGGCGATCTTGGGAGTCGAGGACGATCGGCACACGGTCGTTAGAGGACGCGATCACCAGGCACCGGTTAACCACGCTGTAGGGGTGCTGCGATTTCTTGTTGACCAAGATGGTGGCCGGCGGGGCGGCGATGATCGGTTTCAGGTGGTTCGCCAGCGCCCGGCGATCCTTCGCCTCGCTCTCGCGCAGTTCGTGCAGCATGATCACTTCCGACTCGTAGGCGTAGCCCCATTGGGAATTAATGGTGTTGTTGTTGAGTTCGCCTAGGTTGCGCCCCTGACCGCAAACGGCCCACAAGAACGGCGCCCAGAACGTATCCTTGCCGGAGCCTTGGTAACCGGCGATCAGGATTGCGTGGTTCACCTTGGTGCGTGGCTGTTGCAGTTTGCAGGCCATCACGTCAAAAATGTGCTCGCGGTCGCGTTTCTCGGGGATTAGGGCGGCGCAGTGGTCTAGCCACGGCGAGATATCGGCCTCCAGGCTGCGGTTGACGGCGGGGCGGGCGTCGCGCCACATGTTGCCAAACACGTCACCGTCGCGGGTCACCAGCACGTCGTCGCCGGGGGAGTAGGTGACACCGGCCAAGGCGGGCGCGCCCATCGACTGGCGGTTCTCGTCATAGCAGATCGACGACTCGACGCGGCGCGACTTGCCCTTGGCGTCGGTGTGAATGGAATAGCAGGGGATGTGCCGGAACAGGGCGTTGAACACGCCCCGGGTGAGGTGCGCGCGCTCTTGCATGTCGAAGTACGCCTCATCGGACAACAAATAGGCGAACCGCTCGTACCAGCCCGCCTTCGCGACCCGCCCGACCTCTTTACGCGCCACGGCGGCGATCAAGGTGCCGGCCTCGGTGCCGGTGCTGAAGAGGTCGCCGGGGGTCAGCTTGGCGAGCGTGGTCGCCATCACCGCCGCCAGCAGCTCCTCGCGCAGGCCGGTCGAGTGGGCCGGGCCGCCTTGCTCGGCCACCCAGGACAAAAACCGGGCGCTCGTCCACTCGGCACAATGGGCGTGGAGGCAAGTATAGGCCCGGTGCACGGGCATGTAGCGCCCCTCGATCTCGCCGGTGGTGTGGGCCTCGCTGTTGGGGCAGACCACGCCCCACCAGCCGGCGGCGTTGCCTCGGGCGGTCAGGTGACCGGCCTCAGACAACCAAGCCAGCACATCGTCGGTGCCGTCGTCGTCCAAGGTGACCGCGCGCGCGGTGGCGGTGTCGGCGGGGGCGGGGGTCACGCCCAAGGCGGCGCAGACCTGCTCGACGGTAAAGTCGCGCTCGGGGTGGAACTCGGCGAGGCGGGCGGCAAAGCGGTCGCGGCCCTCTTTGAGATTGATCGACCCGGGGATGCGCCAGTTACGCACGGGCGTGATGGCGCCCTCGTCGGTGTAGCCCGCCTCGGCGAAGGCGCGCTCGGCAGCACCGGCCACGCCGAGGGGCACCTGTTCGCTCAAGACGTAAATCCACTGGAAGTTGCCCGGCGATGTCTCGATCTTCCAAGTAGGTTCCAGCGGTGGGGTCTTGCTCTTGGTGCCCACGTCGTCCAAACCCAGAAAGGTCGCGTGGGTGCAGTTGGCCGCGCTCGCCGACAGGCCACCGGTCATGCGGTCGAGGATGAAGCTGCCGCTCGACACGTACCAGGCACCGCCGGCACGGCGGGGGGCGGTGGGCAACTGCGGGATCCACGCCTTGGTTTTCTGTTGTACAAATAAGACAGTCTCGCCTTCGGGTGCCAGGCTCGTGACGAATTCAATAAACTCCATGCTATTATTCCTCTTGGTTGGTTGTTACTTGGCGGCCCACGGTTCCTCCCCGTGGGCCGTTGTTATTTTCCGTACCTTGTCATAATCTTTACCTCTGCCGCAAGCGGCAAGCCAACGGCCCACGCGGGCGCCTCGCACATCACACGCTCCACCTCCGCAGCGACACGTTCGCTATCCTCCTCCAGACACTCCACCACCACCTCGTCATGCACATGCAGCACCACGCCCTCCAGATGCCGCAGCGCATGGCGTAGCAGATCGTTGGCCGTTGCTTGGGTAATGTTCTCGACCGCCAGCCCTCGCCACAGACGGGCGCGGGGCCACTCGGTAGCATCGGCTGCGGGTTTCCATGCGGCCTTGAGGTAGGATACGCCATCGGCCTCCAGTTTGGCGAACGGGTAGCACAGCACCCGGCCCGAGGGCAGCGCGTACCACAGGTGCTGGCCGTCGTAGAGGTACACCACGCGGCCCGCAGGGAACTCGCGCCCGACGTTTCGCATGGCGCGGGTGTAGGCGGCCTCAAGATCCTGCCCGTGCTGCATCGCCCACGGGTTGGCGGTGCGCCAGAGGCGTATCACGCGGGGGACGTTCTCCACCTTAACACCATACACCCGGCCAAAGGTGTCGAACGATCCCTCACCGCCCAAGAATCCAAGGGCCAGCTCCTGCACCTTGCCGACCTGTCTCTGGTCGCCGGTCACGTCGGCATAGGCCACGCCGAAGGTCGCCATCGCGTTGACCCGGTACGGGTCACGCCCAGACCTGAACACGTCGAGCTTGGCCTCCCCTGCCGGGCAGTTGGACAACCACGGATTGACGCGGCCCTCGATGGCCGACCAGTCGGCCACCACCAGCACGTTGCCCGGCGCCGGGATGAGCGCGGGGCGTAGCATACCTTTCAAAACATCGGTGACGCGGGGGCCGAAGGCGGGGACGATCTTGTGACCGCGCACCATCGCCTGGCGCACGGCGGCGGGGTCTTTGGCGGTCTTGCGGGTAAAGTTGTGGACTTGGGCGCCGTAGGAACTGGCGCGGCCTGTTGCGCTGCCCCCGGCAAAGACGAACGCGCCGCGCACCCGGTCGTCCTCGGTGTCGGCCAACTCGGCCAGCCGTTTGAACTTGGCAACGGAGGACGCCCACAGGTCATCGGCGCACTGGATGACCTCGGCTACATCGGCGGGCACCTCGTCAGGCCCGAGGGTGAGCAGGTTCGCCCGCACCGACTTGTCGATGCTGAACCGCTCACCCGTCCACATGAGCTTGACGGCCTCGGGGCCGACGCGATCCTGCACCCATTGGCGCATCTTGGGCGACCGGACGCTAGTGATTGCGCCCTCGGACACCTCGGCCACGATGGCCTGTATCTCGGCCAACTCGGCCTCGGCGTAGCTGACCGCAGCATGGCAGAGGTCAGTATCCACCAGCACGCCACGGTCGTTAATACGTTCATTCACGTGGTAGTCGGCGAGTTCCGTGTCCGACAGCGGGCGCATACCCTTGCTGATCTCGCGCATGGCGCGCACGTCCTGCTCGCAGTAGGCCACCATCTCGGCCATCACGGCGGGGTCGGTGTTGAAGGTGCCGTCCTTGCGGGGGATGCACAAGAGGCGAATAAGTTGCGCCCCGCGATGGTCTTTCCGCATCTTGCTGGACACGGCGCGACCTACGTCCTCCAAGCTGCCGGGGAGGCAGTTCGCTCTTGCTTGGGCTGCCGTACAATGGAACTGCTCCAGCCTTGGTTCAGGCACACCTATGTCTGGGCAGAGGACATACCAAAAAATGAGCCGCTCGAAAGCGGCGTTGTGGGCCATGATCTGATGGCCGCTGATGTTGGGGAAGGGCTGACCCGGCAACCAAGTCGCCACCTCGCCATCATCGAAAGCGTAGGACATGCACAGCACCTCGGTGCTGGCATCCTGCGCGTAGTTGTAGACGCCGCGACTGGGTAAGTCGCAGCGTGATCGGGTTTCAAAATCCAACCAGATCACGCTGCTGCCCCTACGCTACCACCCGACGACGACGCCCAGCCGGTGCGGGGGCCGGAGCCTCCACTGCCGGTGCCGGGGCGGGCGCTGCTGGTGCGCCTGCCTCAGCGGTCAGGCTGACCCACTCCACCATGTCGAACGCTGGCGTGTAGATGCGGCCATAACTCTTGTGCTGGTAATACTCACTCTCCAGCTTGACGATTGGCACCGGGGTGGACTGATCCTTGTCCACCTGCGCCGCGATGGCGACGGCCAGCTCCTGCACGGCCCGCTTGCCGCCGACACTGGTGGTAGTGAACCGCGCTTCCATGCCGGTGTCCTCGCCGGTGACGCACTTGAGGCTCATGCCGACCTGTGTCTCCCAGCCTTTCTTGGCACCGGGAGGCGCTGCGTCCAGCTCCGGCAGCGGGTCGCTGACCGAGGCCATGCGCTCCCCGAGAACCTCGCCATCGCCCCAGGCGATGAAGCCGTGGACGAACGAAAAGGGATTGACGGCCCAATGGCTGCCGCCCTCCACCTCGGTTTGGTCTGCACCGAACACCCAGTGGCCGGTGCGATCCATCTTCAAGATCACAACGCCCGATGGGCCTGCGGTGGACTCCAACTTACGAAGGGACTGCGAGAGGGACGAGACTGCGGGGAGATTTGCACCTGCGAAAGTTACGATATTAGACATTACTGTACTCCTAGATGAGTTTAGAAAGGGCTGCGGTAAGTTGCGACCCGATTTGCAAAACCGCTGGCCTCGGATCTGACTCCGGTGCCAACGTATCGCCTGATGAGACTGACACGGTCAGTCCATCGGGCAGATTCTTCTTCAGCAACTTCTCGGCTTGCGCCGGGGACACCAACTCCTGTTTGATGGGGTTGATGCCAAGGGCCTTGAGGGCGTCTGGCGCCGCTTTTGGGTCAGCCCACTTGCGTGTGCCGCGCTTGGCGACCATCTTCCAGCCAGGTATTTTATATCCCTTCTCGATCTTGGTCTGCACCAATTCGTTCAGGCTGTCGATCCAGCCCTGCAACAGCACGGCGTTGGCGGCGTACTTGCCCAGCATCTCGTCGTCCACCGCGTCCAGCTTCACCTTCAGCGCACGATCCACCGCGCCGGTCATGGCGGGGCAGGTCGGCTTCGCCGGGCAAAAGCGGCAATGATCACCGGGGTTCAACTTGGCATCCGGCTGCGCGCTGATCTTCACCGCACGTTTCAGATCCTTCTCGAACGCCTTGATGCGCGCTGGCGTTGTTGTCCACTGGCGAATGACCGGGGGCTGGATGATGACGCACTCAATGGCAACCGCGCCATCAAACACCCACGCGACCTCGGGGGTACGCATGGCCGCAGCGGCGTAGTACATCAGTTGCTCGTTTTGCTCCGCATCCACGATCACACCATCACCGAACTTCCAATCTATGACGTAGGCCGTGTTACCGATGCGGCCCAGCACATCGCAAGAGCCAAACGCACCGGGCAAGAACTTGCCAAACCCGACGCGAGTCTCAATGGCGAGCTTCATCTGCCCGTCGGGGTCGAGCGTGTCCAATAGGTCAAGGGCCACTTGCACCTTGTCATCGAACAGGGTCTGGTCGAGGGTCTGGCCCTCGTAGGTCATGCCGATCACGTTGTCCTCGCCCAGCAGCACCTCGCTGATGGCGGTGTGCAGCAGTGTGCCTTTATCAGCATAGACGCTGGAAGGTGACGGTGGTGCCAGTTGCACCAGCGCCACGCTGCCTGGGCAGTGCATCACACGCTTTGCGGTCGAGCCGCCGACGACTGTGGAGTGCTTCATTCTGCGTCCTCCGCTGCGCGCTCGGCGACCAGTTCGGATCCGGTCAGATGCTTGAACAGCACCGCCTCGACAAGCTTGCGCTCACGGTGGATGCGAGTCTCAAACGAGAGCGTGTCGCTGCTCATGGCAGCAACGTACATCTCCATTGCGTAGCTAGGATCGCGGTTCTCGAAAAGAAAATCGTACAGGTCAAACTGGCGGCGGCCCTGTGCGGGATAACCGCCGTGGTTGAGGATGCACTCGACTATTGTCTCAAGCGCAAGTTCTAGCTCGCGCTCGGTAGGTTCTGCCTTGTAGTCTTCGTCACCGTGGTGTTCCATTTTTAGTGTCCTTTATTGAAGTGGAGAAAAAATAATACCACACTTTTTATTTCTGTGCTAAAGTTTCTTTCATGGAACTAGAACGTGACATTGAACGCTACCTTGTACGCCGCGCCATCGAGCATGGCGGCAAGGCGTACAAGTGGGTGTCACCGGGCCATGTCGGTGTGGCTGACCGCATCGTGCTGCTGCCTGGTGGTGTGGTGTGGTTCGTGGAACTGAAGACCGCCAAGGGTCGCTTGTCACCGTGGCAGAAGCTGTTTGCTGCCGACATGCGCCGCATGGGGATGAATTACATTGTGATTAGATCAAAGGAAGAAGTCGATGCGTATCTTAGTAGCTTGTGAGTACAGTGGTGTGGTGCGCGATGCTTTTATACGGGGGGGGCATACCGCAATGAGTTGCGATCTGTTGCCAACTGACGCGCCGGGGCCGCATTACCAAGGCGATGTGTCTGACGTTATCGCAGATGGATGGGACATGATGATAGCCCACCCGCCTTGCACCTATCTGTCGGTGTCCGGTATGCATTGGACAACCCGTGGGTTGCGCGACCCCGAGTTAACGGAAGACGCGCTGGCGTTTGTGCAGTTGTTGCTGGGTGCGCGCATCAAGAAGATCGCGCTGGAGAACCCGGTCAGTATCATCAGCACCCGCGTTCGCAAGCCCGATCAGATCATTCAACCGTGGTGGTTTGGACATGACGCCAGCAAAAAGACGTGTCTGTGGCTGAAGAACCTGCCGCCGTTGGTGCCTACCGACAAGCTGCCGGGCGACAACAAGACGCGCCGCGCCAATCAGACGCCTTCCGGCCAGAACAAACTAGGCCCGAGTGCTGACCGTTGGAAGTTGCGTAGCGCAACGTATCAAGGTATTGCCGACGCAATGGCCGCACAATGGAACTGAGACCCTACCAAGACGTGGCGGCTACTTTCCTGTACGAGCGTGACCGGGCGATGATCCTTGCGCCCGTCGGTGCCGGCAAGACCGCCATCACCCTGACCGCCATGCGCGACATGCTGGCGGCTGGCGAGGTGCAGCGGTTCCTTGTTGTCGCGCCCAAGCGTGTGGCCGTCAGCGTTTGGCCGTCAGAGGCCAAGCTGTGGGCGCCCACGCTGTCGCTGTCTGTTGTCATCGGCACGCCGACGCAACGGGTCAAGGCGCTCCAGGCCAACGTCCAAGTGGTCGTCGCCACCTACGACAACCTGCAATGGCTGGCCGAGCAACCCTTGCATTTCGATGGCGTGGTGTTCGACGAGCTGACGCGTCTGAAGAACCCATCGGGCAAACGCTTCAAGGCGCTGGTCAAGGTGCTGGACGCTATGCGGATCCGCTGGGGGCTGACCGGCAGCTTCACCAGCAACGGGCTGGAGGATGTGTTCGGCCAGTGCAAGGTGATCGACCAGACGCTGTTGGGCCGGGCCAAGGGCGCGTTCCTGCAACAGTACTTCCACTGCATCAACCGTGACTTCGGTGAGTGGACGCCCGCCACCGGGGCGCTGGAACAGGTGATGGAGCGCATCAAGCCCGCCACGTTCGTGCTGGAGGCGGGCGTGTACGCCGACAAGCTGCCGCCGCTGCACACGGTCGTGCTGACGTGCGATCTGGGCGACCGGACGCCCTACGATGACATGAAGAAGAAGTTCATTGCGGAGTTCCCTACCACCACCGCCATCGCCGCCAACGCCGGGGTGGTGACGGGCAAGCTCCAGCAGATGGCCTCGGGGTTTGTCTACACCGACCGAGGCGCGGTGTTCTTTGATGACGCCAAGTTCGCGCTGCTCGATGACCTCTTGACCGAGAACCAGCACGCCAATACGATCATCGTCTACCAGTACAAGGCCGAGCTGGCCGAGTTGCAGCGCCGCTACCCACGGGCGTCCACCTTGGATGAGCCGGAGGCCATCGACCGTTGGAACGCGGGCGAGATTGAACTGTTGCTGGTGCATCCCAAGTCTGCCGGCCACGGGCTGAACCTGCAACACGGTGGCAGCAAGATCGTGTTCCTGTCCCTGCCGTGGTCGCTGGAGTTGTTTGAGCAGACCATCGGGCGCCTGCACCGCAGCGGCCAGAAGCACGACGTGTGGTGCTACGTCCTGATGGCGAACAAGACCGTGGACGAGAAGATCTACGCGGCGCTGCACGACAAGAAATCCCTATCTGAGATGGCAATGGAGTCCTTGAAATGAAGAGAATCGACGCATTGAAGAGCAAGTTGAAGGCGGCAGAGGCCGAACTGACCATCCGTTACCGGCAGTTCAACGCCGCGCAACGGGGGCTGGTGCGGGTGCTGAAGAACATCAACGAACTGGAGAAGAAAATTGAAGCGGCTAACCTGGCGTGAACTAAATCACGTCCTTGCGGCCAAGACCGAGGACGAGGTGTTGCAGATGCTGCAAGCGGAGAAGCTGGGCGACCGGCGCGTGGTGGTGCTGGAGCGACTGCACCAGCGGTACAACGTCCTGCGCGTGTCGCGGGAGCGGATGGAGTTACTTCATGGCATCTGACCCAACCAACCCAGAGCATTACAAGGGGCACCCGTCGGGGATCGAGTGCATCCAGATCACCGAGCATATGAACTTTAACTTGGGCAACGCCATCAAGTACATCTGGCGCGCCGGGCTGAAAGGGGAAGCGGATGCTGACCTGAGAAAAGCACGCTGGTATTTGGAGCGTGAGATCAAGAGGATTCAAAAATGAGCCTGACCACGCAAGCAAGAAAGCTGCACCCCAACCGTCGCAACGGCGCAAAGTGGGTGATGGCAATAAGATACCTTCGCCGTAAGAACTTGTGGGTTCTGGATAAGTTTTCCCGCAAGCCTACTTGGACGCTGCCGCAATGAGTGATACGAAGCACATTACCACACCTGAATGCGGATTCGACCGCAACTCAACGCATTCGGCAGGGAGATATGCCTGCATGTGCGGGTGGATAGAGCAACCCGCAGTTACTATGAGCCCACTTGGGCGAGAGTTGAAGTTGGAAGCGGAGAACGCTGCGCTGAGAGTGGACGCCGAGAGGTACCGGTGGTTTAGATCAAAACGTCTCTGGGATGCAGACAGCTTCCCTTGGCCCGTGGGTTTTGAGTACCCCGAACCGTGTTTGTGGGACGACGGCGAAATGCTGGATGCAGCAATTGACGCAGCGAGGAAGGTATGAACAAACACATCATCGTAGAGGAAATGCCCCACGGTCTGCGATCCGTAATTCTGGCTTCAGTTCTTAGTTGTTCAATGTTTTTCTTTTTGGGTTTCTTTGGGAGAGACGTATGGAATTATCATGTAAACAGTGCGGCAAACGTACCAGCACAATGTGCGCCAGAAGCGACTGCTGGAGTACCGAGGCGAACATTGCAATGGAGACTGCCCGAAGAGCCAAAGAAGTCGCCCTAGCAAATAAAGAACCGCAAAGAATCGCCCTGCTCCAGTTCCCACAGAATTTTGACAAGGTGGCTGCGTGGGCTGAGAGGACGGGCGCACAACGCCCACAAGACCGGGACGCGGTACGCAAGATGGCAAAGGAAACGGTCTACTCAACCATGACGTATGCAGCAATAGCGAGGGGTTTGTGATGACATTAGCAGAATACGAAAAGAACCGCGCAGCGTACACCGAGTACTTGCTCATGTGCGTGCGGATTGGCGACTGGCATGGTGTTAGCGATGCGGCCAACGATCTGCGGGTGCTGGACGCAACGTTCAGCGTTATTGAGGGAGGGTATAAAAAATGATCGACCATGAGCTAGTAGCAGATACACGGGAGCAGTTGCTGGAGATGATCCAGACTTACCGCAGCCAGTATCCAAACGACAGCTACGGCACGACGATCTGGGTACCGCTGAAAGATGGGGAAATCTGGAAGGCGCGAGTGCAACGATGCGAATAACACCACCCAACCCAACCTGCATGAGCTGCCAGCGGGTGCCTGGCGTTGTCCTGACGCACTCCCTAAACCGCAAGCAGAAGCAGTGGCGTTGTCTGCCCTGCGCGGAGCGAGTCAAAAAAAAGCCCCGCTAGACGGGGGCAAAGGGGATACCACCAGGCACTAAGAAAAAGGTCGGGTTCCCGACTTGTCGATTATAAGCGCCATTTTGCGCGGGGGGAGCGTTGGCAGGTTGGGGATGCTGATATGTGTCCAGGCGTCGAACTCCCGAATGATCTGGTCGTAGGCCAGCCCTGACGCCATCACAGCCTTCACCACCGCGTCGGGGGTCATACCTGGCACTCGTATGTCAGCCGCGCAGCCAAGGCGGTGCTGGCTGGTGTCGCGGCTCCCACAGGCATCATTAACCGCCTTGCTGCGGTAGGCAGAGGTGACCATCACCGGCCTGCCGCCCAGCCTGTCTTTAACCAGTTCCAGAAACACCGCCAGACGTTGCAGGTTTGCCAGCGCCACCGGATCTGGGGTGTTATCCAGCGTCCGGTGGTCGGTGACGGTTAGCTCCGCAAGGGTAAAGTGCGGGGTCACCTGTTGCCGGGATCAGCCCGAACCGCGCCGCCAAGACCCAAAGCTGCAGCGATACCTTGCACCAGCAACTGATACTGCGGTGGCACCATCGGGATCCCGACAGCAAACAGCACTCCCAGCCCCGCCAGTGTTGATGCTTCGCCAAAACGATTTCTGAGCCAGCCCATATCAATCTCCTAGAAGTTGCCGCCTACAGGATTTAACGCCCCAACCGGAGCGTCGGTAACAATGGTCGATCCCATCTTCACATGCCCGTTAGTCAGGGGAGACTCGTTTATCGGGCCGTAGCAAGACGCAAGCTGTACCCCGTTCACCAGCTTGGCTTGCTTGTCGCAAAGGAACGACCACTGGTTGCTCATGCCCTCTGTCTTGCTCAACACAAAGGTGCGGTGAACCAGTGGCGCCACAGCCCATGTCGGGGCTTGCGGGGCTTCTGATACGGTGCTGAACAGTGACCAGACCTTACCGGGAGGCGCGTCACAGGAGTTCTTCATCAGCGCACCGTTGGCTACGCTTCGGCCTTTTAAGACCGGACAGACTGCCATGCCCTCGGCAAACACTTTGCCCTTGACCGTGATCTTCTTGCCCGTAGGCGTGGAGCCAGACGCCGCACATAGCGCATATTCACCGTTGCAGACCATCAGGTCGGCAGCGGCAACGCTAAAAGGCAGCAACGCGAGGAGGAGCAGCTTTTTCATGTTCAGGCTTTCAAGATGATGTGGAGGAGTAGGGCAATGATGAAACCCGCAACGCTGATGCCAATCTGCTCGATGCGCTTCAGACGGGCGTTAATAGAGTCGTAGCGCAGCTCGCAGACCGCCTCGTGCGAGGTCAGACGCACGTCCAGCTCGTTGGTCGTTGCCATTAAGGTGCCGCCAGTCTGTTTTGCGATTCTTGCGGTGCTAGTTGGTTGAGCATTATTGCCCCGGGTGCTATTGATCCAGACCAAGAGCGAGGTGGTTTTGCAACTGCTGGCGCGGTGACTTTGGCTTGCGCCTTAGATATCAACGCTGCTGCTGAAGGTGAGTTAGCAAGCTCAACGCCAATCTGCGCGGCCAACTTATCGTCCGTCAATCCTTTAAGCCTACGCATCACAAAATTTATCATGCTCATGTAGTGGTTTAAACTTGCTACCGCAGGGCCAGCAGCTTCAGTAGCTAGGGTTCCAACACCACCGCCTGCGGCTACACCTTTCGCCGCCAGTTTATCAAAGCTAGTGCTTTGGTTTATTTCGGCTTGTATTTTTTGCACCGCCGCCCGCACTTCAGGTAACCCCTGGGTTAAATCCGCGACACGCTGCGTCGTGCCTAAAGCATTTGCGGGCCGCGCCTTTTGCGCCTCTTCTATCAACGAACGTATGTTAAAGGCTTCTTTGGCGTTAGCCATGATACGCGCAGCAGTAGCAGGATCGGCAGCGCGCAGCGCAGCCATGATAGGCCGTTCATTAGCGGTTAATTCTGCCAACGTCTTTACGTCTTGCATGACGCCTCGGGCTAGCGCGGCTTTCGCCGGTTCGTCCATGCGCCGCAACGCTTGGTTCATCGTGGCTTCGTCTTTGACTACAGACTTGCGTAGCTCGCCTACGTTCTTAAATTCCAAGTCTGCGGACACTGCGGCTAACGCTTTGTTTTGCGCTTCAAATTCGGCGCTTACTTTGCCGGGTATGGCCGCACGAGTTGCTTTTAATTCAGCAGCAGTTTGCTCTAACTTTTGCGCGCTGCCGCCAAGACTTTCCAGACGTTGGGTCAGGCCCAGACCGGCCTTATCAAGCGCTTCTAGCTGAAACTGATGCGCGTCCATCCAGTCTTTATGTGGTGTTTTCCCCGCTACAACCGCAGCGCGGTATTCACCTTCTACGCCCGCTTTGATGGCCTGCAACGCTACCGGCGATTCGCCAAACGCCGCAACCGCACGAATGGCATCTTCTTCGCTACTCAGTATCTTCTGCGTTACCTTACTGGGCGCCAGTATTTGTGTACCTGTTGCGCCTTCGCGTTCCAAGTTAGCAACCCAACCTTTAAGGAATGGCTCGACTACCTTTGTCCGGTGCAACGTGCGCGCTTCCTTGTATAGCTGGTTGGCCTCTTTAGACACGCCGCTTGCAATAGCTTGTTCAGCCGCTGATTTAAGCTCCATTAAATTTTTGCGCGTCATATTGGACGCCGAATCCCTAGCCCCCCGAATAGCCGCTAGATCGGTGTTCAACGCTTTTATCAGCTTATCTGCGCTTTCTAGCGTCACCATTGCCGGCACAGGTGCCGGAGGCACCGCGCTAGGTGGCGCGCCAGGCACAGGTTCTGGCACCTTAGACCCATACATCCGCAAGGCTTCGGTAGTGTAGGGGGCAATCTGCGGGTTAAGTTGCGTAGATGGATCTGCGGCTAATTTTTTGGCCGCCGCTTCTACCGGCGCAAAACTGAACGGTTCGGCCGACGCGTTGAACGCTGCGGTATACGCGGGCGTAACCACTTTTTCGCGCACCGCTTTTTCTAGCTCTGCGCGCGTTTTGGTAAGTGTGTCGCCAACTTCCATTTGCCTAGTGTTGGCTACGCTTGCTGTTAGTTGACCTTGCTGTTGCGCCAGCGCCGCTTCAGCGGCTTGTTGCTCCGCTGTCAGCGCACCCGTTCTAGCGGCCTGTTGCGCCGCCAGCGCGGCTTGTTCTTGTGCTAGTGCGGTATTGACTGCCTGGCGGGGTAGGTTAGGTGACCCCGCGCTAGGCGGCAAATTGGCCTGACTCAGTGCGTTAAGATTCGCGCTTGCCCCTTCCAATTGATTGGCTCGACTTTCTCTTACCGCTTTCGCTCTTTCCGCATAAATACCTGCCAAGGCCGTGTTAGCGTTCTGGGATGTTTTAGCCATTGCGGCCAGCCCCGGGCTGTTTAGCGCAACCGCTACTTGTTCAATAGTTGCGCCGCCTTCTAGCATGGCTATTGCCTGGTTCATTTTGGCAATATCGGGCGCGCCTTTAACTGGGTCGGATGAAAACGCCGACATAATAGCGCGGTTTTTTATTGCTTCTGCGCCACCTGGAAGCGCGGGTTCAATAAGGTTGTATCCTGTGCTAACTGCTTTTTTTGCTACGGCTTTACTTACGTCTACCCCCCGTTGAACGCCCGGCACCGCTAAAGCCATATTCCCCGCCACACCCGCTATCGGGCCAATTGCAGCTAACGGGTTTGTGTATTGCCCTGCGGTGCTTAACGCTTTACCTGTTGAGAGCAACGCACCGGAGGTGCTGGCAGCAGCTTCCATGCCCGGAAGGCCGGCCATAGCGCCGGCCACAATAGGCGCGCGCGAGGCAACAGCCACACGCGTTGCAGCCGCACCGCCGCCGGTGAATAGGATCGAGAGATCCGCTGCCGCGCCTACGGGGTCGTTGTAAAGCGTGGTTTTTATTTTGTCTAGCGAACCGTATCGTTCCTTAAGAAAACCACCCATTGCATTAGCGGCATCAACAGCGCGCTTAACAGACGCTGCTTTTTCAGGACTGTCGCCTGAATTAACAAAGTCAACAAAAGTTTTTGGTAGCGCGTTTTGTAGCGCGCCAGCGCCAATATCCAAAACACCGCTAACGGTGTTGATTGGGTGCATAACCATGTCGGCTATACCGCTAACCAAACGACCCGCAGAGGGAAGTATGTTCGATACAAAACCGCCAACACTGCGTTTGGCAGATACTTCGGGCGGCGGCGCAGCCAAATGCGGGTTTTGCCGTATAACTTCATTTTGCACTTGTTCTTGCGACGCTCCTGCGGGGCCGTCTATGGTATAAGTTTTTCCGTCGGGTGCTGAAATGCTGTAGGTAGTCATTTGGCCTCCGCCTTGCCCCAACCGGGCGCAGGTGTTGCTGCGGCGGGCGTAGTTGGCGCGGGTTGCCCTCGTACTTTTGCCGCCATTTCTTTTCTCGTATCTTCAAAACTGTCTATCCGGTTACGACTTTCTTTTACCATTGCATCCAACGCAGCCCTAAACGCTCGTGGGCTGTCGGCGGTGTTAATAGTGTCTTGTGCGCGTTTAATCGCGGCATCGGCGATTACTGAGTTACCCATTGCTCCCGATTGAATTTTTGCAAATTCTGCTTGCAAGCTACTGACGTAAACGCCCAACGCCTTTAGATCGGGATCGCCGGTAAGTTGACGTTGCGCGGGGTTAAGTAACCAAGCATTAAGCGCGGGGATATTGGTGTTAGATACTTTGGTTAATGCCGCCCGCGCAAGCTCTATGTTTTTGTCAAACGTCTTAACATAGCTTGTTACATCCGTTTCTCGTTTTGCCAACGGAACCAGGGCGTCCAATTGCGCTTTATTTAACGCTTTTGTTGTGGCGTCAGTCGGGTTGTTTTCGGAGGCATAACGCAAAATAGCTACGCGATCTACCGCTGCTTGTGGCCCGCTGCCTAACGACGGCAATTTACCGTTGGTGTTATACGCGTCGCCGTGTTGCTGTATCATTTCGGGGGTAAGACTTGTAGTGCGTGTTTGCTCGGCTCCAATTCGTGCGGTAGTTACAGCACCCGTTCTAGCCACCGCCTGATCAATACTTGTTTTGGTAAAATCAAGGTCTGGATTGGCTTTGAGTAATTTAGCAAACATTGGCGCGGTGGTGCTGTTTAACTTATCTACCGGCAACCGATTATTTGCAACCGCTACAGCAACACGGTCAATGTCCTCTGGGTCAGTCAAGCCAAGTTTAGGTGCTTCTTGCGCCAGTTTAAGGCGCGCTTCGCTAGTAGCCGCGTTGCGTCGTGCTACGGTAAGTTGTCCTTGCGCTGTTTCTTGCCCAAGTCGCGGCGCGTTAACAGCAGCAGTTAACGCCGCAATTTCCTCAGGAGGCGCGCCTCTTGCTGTCGCGGCGGCAAGATCTGCTCCCGCCCTACCCACCGCGCTTTGCGGTATTGTAGGTACGTTAGTAAATGGCGTCATAAAGCCTGGCGCATTAAAATTGCTTTGGTATGCCTGGCCGCCTATAACCGTTAATTTTGGCGAAAGAAGTTCAAGCCTTTTATCAGCTTTCAACCCCAAAGAGTCAAACGCTAAGTTTCGGTCGGCGGGCGAAAGTTTTTTTAACTCTTCCCCCAGCTTAAACGCGCTTTGCATACCTAACGATTTGGCAGCGTCTTTGACCACGGCGTCAATATCCGCATCTGTTGCGCCGCCGGGGATAGCCCGCAAAAAACTAAAGTTCTCTTTGGCGTGTTCGGCGGCCTTGTATTGCGACTCCAGATCGCGCGCATTCATTTGGCTCGTCAAGTTCTTTTGAGTCAGACCCGCTGTAGCGCGTTCAGCAAGCGCTTTCTCCAATGCCATGCCTTGCGTTGGATTGACCGCGTACACCCTGCGGATAAACTCTGGGTCGGTCATGCCTGCTGCTGATGCCCCGCCATACAAGGCGCGCAGTTGTTCAGCCTCAGTGTCGGCACGTTTAGCCGAGGACAACTGGTACTTAGCCAGTTCGTTCTGCCCCACCGAATGCTGGAGCTGCATCAACTGCAACGCGTTCTGCGCCTGCTGCGCCTCCTGCTGTTGTGGAATGGCAGCAAAACGGCCCGGCATTTGCGTGTCGAGAAGGCCAAAATTAAGGTCAGCCATTATGCAACCCCCATCAGCTTGTTGAGGTAAGCGTTTATTGGGTTTGGTGACGCGGCGTTAGCAAACGCATTGCCCGCGCCCAAATAGGCCGATTGGTTTGCCTGCGCTGCATTCATCCCCGCGTTGGCATAATTGGTTGCCGTGCTGATGCCAAGATTATTTACGTTAGTCCCGTAGTTGGCGCCGGCTGTGGTCATCGCTGCATTTGCAGGCGGCCCAAAACCAGCCACATTCCCCAACGCGCTGCGTTGCGTATTCAAATCCGCGTTGTACCGATTGTAAGCGCCCGTAATATCTTCTTGCCCCGCTGCTTTTGCTATGTCTACCACGCCACGCCGCATTGGCCCAGAATCAACACGCCCCATCGACGCTAATTTGTTAGTGTAGTCTTTTAGCGTTTTATCTAAACTGTATTGATACCAAGGCGATTGCGTGTAATCGCGGGTAACATCAAACGGGCGCACCAACTTGCCTGGTTGCCCTGCGGCTTGTTGTTCCTGTGTGCCCATAATCCCCGTGGTATACGGCTTTAACGCATTTACGCCAACGTCATAGTACGGCTGCGACCGCGCCATCTGGTCTTGATACATTTGCGATTGCAGTTGCGTTGCAGTCTGGTTAGCTCCCGCCAGCTTATTTGCCGCGTCCATCCCGGCTTGACCTATCTTGCCCGCACCGTACATGCTCGCCAAACTGCTAATACCCGCGCCGCCCAGACGCTCAATGGCAGACGTTGACAGACCAGTAAGATTGGCAAGTTGCGATATAAGCGAAGCACTGCCGGCATTAGCTCCAGCATACGTGTACCCGGCACCCGACAGTCCCATAAGTTCTGAACCTGTACCGGAGAGGAAGGCGTCCATACCACCGCCAGCCAACGCAGACACACCCACTTCGCCCAACAGAGCATCGCCCGCTACAGTTCCTGCTACTTCAAGCCAAGGCATATCAAAGCTCCTTCCGAATACAGACGATCATGGTGACACGCTCGTATTGTGTGTCGTTCGTGACCCAATGTAAATACTGGTTGTTAAACGTAAAAACGTCCCCCGGCATTGTTTCCAGACTTTCGCCTTCAAACTGAAACAACTGCCCCGGCGCGCTGGTGATCTGAATTGCAAACTTACCGTACCGCAAAGCGTGCCAACCCTTGTCAATGTGCGGCTTGCAAGTAGCCCCCGGCGGGATGCGGGTGATCAACACCCCACCCAACTCTACGCCTTGCACAAACCGCATCGTGTCATAACACAAGGACTTAACGCCTAATACATCTGCGGCGGGATACCAATGCGCGTCATGTGGCTTGCCGTCTACAGCGCGTTCGGGATCACCGTAACGCGCCCAGATGTCGCTTAACTGGTTATGCGGGCTGGCCTCGTCTGCGGTGCGGGTGGCGTGTTCGTTCCATAGCTGCGGGTTCTGCTGGAGCTTCCAGTAGATCTCCGCAACGGGCAACCCGCGAGCCAGACGTTCTATCTTCACGCAGCCACCAACTTGAGCGAAGCAACGGTTTTTTCTTTTGGCGCCAGATGGTCAGCCCATAGGCATAGCCAGATCACATTGGTCACCGCAACCACCTTATGTTGCGTGTTAGCGGGGATGGATACCATACGATAGCCTGTCATGCGCTCCGTGCGCCCGTCAATGGTCACATCGGCAGTTCCCGACACCAGCACTGACATGTGCGCGTGGTCATGCCGGTGGGACACCAGCACCTTACCCGCAGGCGCGGTAGTTTCCACTATGAAAACGCCTTCGTCGCCCCCATCATGGAACTGAATATCCACTAGCTAACCTCCCGCCCACTGGCCCGAATGTTGATAGCGGTTGCCGTCCCCGCGATGGTCGAGATGAACCCGCTCGCCATTAGCACCTGGCCCACAATCTCGGGAAAAGTGTACACCTCGCTGGCGGCAAGTGTCTTGGTTTTGGTAATCAAGTTCTGATTGCCAGCCGTGTCAGCCGCCGTGACCAGATTCACACTAAGCGTCGCCGCTGTTGCGCTGTAGTTGGTCGCCGTGAACTTGTCAATGATTGTGGTGACGTTCGTTGCGGTGTACTGCGTGACTTGGGTGGCTTCCGCAATCTTGGCGGGAATGAGGACTTTTACGGTGACGGTCATGTGAGTTCCTTAGATTTATAGGGCCGTAGCAACATTGACCGCAGTGGCGTTCAGTCGTCCAAACGCGGAGCATGTAGATGTTGTAAAACTGGCGTAAGCAACCAAGTACACTGTGGTCGTTACCGAAACACTTATCCGCACACTGGGAACCGCAAACCCTATCGAGCTAGTGGCAAAAGGCGTAAATGCGGCGGGGTACACTTCTTGAACTCGGTCAGTGTAGGAACTGGGGAGCGTGTTTGTGGTTGTGCTTATCGCGCCAACAATAAAGCTCAACACGGATGTTGCCCCGCCGGTAAAGCCAACTGACGCAGCTACATCCCAATCACCGGGGGTCAATGAAATGCTGGTGACTGTTTTTGCTGTAGCTGTAACAAGCGAGACAGGAGAGCCAAGTTCTACCGACGCGGATTGCAACGCGCCCAAACTTTCCACTCGACGATACACCAACGTGCTGCCGCCCCAATCGCCGCGCCATGTGCCGTCTGTCATGTTGGCGTACATAACCCCCGCTGCCGACGCAGACCCGCCGCCGACATTCAACTTGAATGGCTGCGGTTTGACCGTATTGGTTGTGTCTAAGATATAGGGGCAAGTGACATTGATGTTGCTTTCCCATGTGGTCTGGGTAAGTCTGGCAACAACAAAACCTGTCGTTCCTTCAGTGCGGCTAACCCTGACATCAATGACAGGGTTGTTGCCATTGCAAAAGATATACGCGTTGTTTGTTGTAACAATTGCTCCGCCACCGGGCAGCAACTGGTCAATTTTTAATGACGCATTTGCAGACACAACAAACGGATTATCAAAATTACCCTCGGGGAATGCGTGGGTAATCGTCACGCTGCAACTTGAGCCAACACTAAGACCCGTGGAAACTAATGGCCCCGCTGATGGATCAGGGCCATAAGTGTAAAAGTTTATAATGCTCAGGCCAGTATTCAAGCACAGTATTTGCCCTTGGACTCGTGCGGTATCAATTTCAATATCGTCGTTGCCCGTACCCAAGAACATGAATCCGGCGGATCCGTTTCCTTCTAGGAAGCTAAACTTGATGCCTGAAAGCGACCCGCCGTCTACGGTTGTCTGGGCATAGATTGCCCAAGTGCAACCGTCAAAAAACATCCATGCGTTAAAAAAGCAATCTCCAAATCCACGCCCTTGTGACACGTTTGCTACGGACGAACCGATGCCGACAATGTTTGCTATTCCTTCGCCCTGCAATCTCAAGACGCCATCTACAGTCAACCCATGCCCAAAGTACCCATTGAGCATGGCGTATAAACCCGTATTACCGGAAGAACTTACAATCTGATCGTAATTGGTAACCGCACCCGTAGCTTTGATTATTGCCGAGTCAAATACAACGCGCTGCGATAAAGTATTTCCCAGAACAAAACGAACGGACTTTGTTATCTTGTAGCCGCCAGGCGGGAAATGTAGTGTCACACAAGCCGCTAAAGCCGCGTTTATTGCATCGGTTACATCTAGCGTGTACCCGTAGGCAATAACGTCTGCTTGCTGTGCTGCGGTCATAAAATCAAACACGCTGGCAGTCTGACGCAACTTGGCCTGCACAGTGGTTGCCACTGCCCCAGCGCCGGAAGGCATGAAACCTATGTAAGACGATCCATCCGATTGGGATAGGGTTACGAATGGTGTGCTTACGTTATCAACAGTCCATATCAAAACGTCGGTTGCTGAATACAGAGCAATTTTATAGAACGAGTTGTCCAGCCAAACATTTGCCTCGCCCCGACTATCCAGAATGATGGGGTTGGTGTTGGCTATGGTTCCCGCCGAGCTGGTGTATGTGGTGAGCGGAGTCGTCGTTCCTGCGGCGTAGGTATAAACTTTCCCGCCAGATAGGGGGACGCCATTGGAGTCAAAAAACTGTAGTTTTGGCGCGGGGGTCAGAGTAGCCATTGTGTTCCTTGTTAAATGTTACCTACTGCGGCGAGCCGTTATGCGACCAAAACCATCGCAGGTTGATACCGAGAATAACGCATACGCCACTAAATAGTATGTCGTTGTGCCGCTCAAAGAAACCCGCGTAGTGGGAATTGTAAAACTTACCGGACTGGTTCCAAACGGTGCAGCTAACGCTGCGTTTTGGGTTACTCGTTCTTCGTACAATGATGGCAAGGTGTTGTTGGTTGTGTTCATCCCGCCAAGAAGTAACGTAGTGTTCGTTGTGCCGCCTCCGTTAAAACCAAGTGTTCCAAAAACATCCCAATCACCAGCGGTTAGCGAAATGCTGGTTATTGTTTTGGGGGCGTTATTAACTAAAGAAACCGCCGCGCCTATGGCAACCGACGATGTAATTACCTCGCCAACACTCCCAGCGTTTGCAGCATTATTTGTCGTAGTGCCTACAATCCCCGCCGTTTGCGATGGCGTGATAGTGCTGCTGGCGGTGATCGTAGTGAACGCACCCGTGTTGGCAGTTGTTGCGCCAACTGTCCCGTTGATGTTGATGCTGGCAGTGCCGGTCAGGTTGGTGACGGTGCCGCTGGACGGTGTACCAAGCGCCCCGCCGTTCACCACGAACGCACCAGCGGTGCCGGTATTGACCCCGAGCGCAGTGACGACGCCTGTTCCGGTTGTGGTCGTAGCCGGAGTTACGCCAGCCCCACCACCAAGAACTATCGCCCCCGCCGCAAGAGCCGCCGAGGATGCCCAGGTAGACGCGCTGGAGAAGTACGGGATGCCGCCCGAGGTGCCAGCAACCGTCAGCGCGGGGGTTGTGGTAGCGGTTGCAACGGTGATGATCCCGCCAGTAAAGCTGACGCTGGTAACGGTGCCGCTGCCCTTGCTGTTAAACGTATTCCAATCGGTGCTGGTCAAATAACCGTTTACGCTCGTCGTTGCGGCAGGCATCGAGATTGCAGGCGTAGCGCCGCCCGAGCTGACCACAGGCGCAGTGCCTGTCACACTGGTAACCGTCCCCGAGGTTCCGGTCAAAGTGCCTCCAGAAAGCGTCAACCCACCCGCCACGCTGATCTCTTCAGCCGCGCCGGTAGCTGCCGTGGTTCTGCCCAGAAGCCTTGCTGTCGCCATCGTGAGGCCGTTGACGCTGGCGTAGGCGCTAGGGGCCACATAGTCCGTTGCGGCTACGGCTGCCGATAGCGCGGTGCCGTTACCCTTCACCACGCCGGTCACGGTCGTGGAAAGTGTCAGCGCAGGCGTTGCCCCACCTGAGCTGGTACCTGCCAGCCCGTTGGCTGACACCACAGAAACAGCGGTCACGGTGCCGGTGGTCGGCGTTGTCCAGGTGGGCGTGCCTGCGGCGGCGCTGGTCAGTACCTGGCCCGATGTGCCTGCGGCGCTCACCGCCAGCGCGGGGCCGGTGCCGTAGGCTATGCCACCCGCTGTCGGGCTACCGTCAAGGTTGTAGTTGGCAATGGTGCCGGTCTGCACGACCGGCTGGAGGTAAGCCCCTTGGATGGCGGCTTCAGCGTTTTCAAACCGCGACATCATGGACATCAGTTGCGCGGTGTCAAGAGTAGCCAAAAAGTCGCCCGATTGATCCTCGTACTGCGGGGCAATGTTCTGGTTGATCTGGATCAGCAACTCGGTCAGATCGGGCTGGTTGGGTGGCCCAAGTTGCAATTCTTCAAGCGTGATGGGGTTGTTGCCGCTGCCGGTCAGGACAAACAGGTTAAGAAAGAACCGATACCATTCCCGCGCCATCAGGCCGGTGCGTTCGTCAATGAACGGCACCCTCGGCGCGGGGATGTTGGTGATGTTGAGGTTTGCCACTAGCTACTCGTTGGCGTGACAAACAGTTCAGCGCCCATGATGGCGATCTTCACCGGATCGGTGCCGGACACCTCATACACCCGGTCGCGGATTTTCTCGGTCATGCCGAGCCGCCGCCAAATAGTGCGGGTGCCATACGCCCCGAGCTTGCCCATTGACCGCCAATGCTCGTTCGACCAAGTGTGCCCCGCATCGTCCGACCAGCGCAGCATGACTTGCGGGTCGTACCCCGGCGCAGCAGAGTAGGATTCAGTATCCAGCGCGTATCCGTTGTAATCTGCTGCGGGTTGCACTTGAGTAACCAACGGGTTATTCGCATCGTTTGCTTCTGTCACTAACTGGTCACCGGCTTGCGTGGTCAAATACCCTTGCACAAATTCAGCCACAATAATGTTGCCGGATTCAGTAGCCAGATCTTCGGCGCTGTAAGCGGGATAGGCGTTTAGACCAATACCCGTTTCGGCGTCAAGTTGCAGGCTGTGGTGCGCGGTGCGCTTGAGGTTGTTTTGGCCCGTAGCCAACGCCCTCCAAGACCGCAGCCACTTCTGGATCTGGTCATCATCGGCGTAGATATCAAGATCAAAGGCGTACACCCGCCCGTCTTCATAGTCCCCAACCACAATTTCGTCGTTGAATGACGTTTGGCAGTTGCTGCGGTGCCTGGTGAACTGCCCGTTTTCAAACCCAGCGCGTTCGTGCCACAACTGGGTGGATACGTCATAAACCCATGTCGCTTGGGCTGACGGGAAGACCAGCACATAGAATGGGTGACCGTCCTGCTGGTAGGTGTAGCCAATGGCATCAGAGATGTTGCCGTAACTCTGTATGGCGTATTCCACTGCATTGGTAGAAATCCGCGCAGGCGTGTAGCCGTTGGCTCGGTAGACAATCCCCCGGCCCCGAGCGTCCGAGCCTAGCCAGAACACGCTGTTGTCGAGTTTCGCCACAGAGTACGCGGCCTCGCAGCCCACTTCCAGAAACGCGCCTTGAATCCGCGCTAGGGGAAAGTCTGGCGTTCCTGCGTTGTACCAAACCTCAACGCTGGTGGTGCCAAATAGAAATATCTCGCGGTGATCTACGATCAGCGCAATTACATCGTCGGGGTAGCCTTCAGCGCTTGCAAAGTCCAATGGATCTACGGCAGTCCCATCCAGCAAGCTGGTAACCCAAAACTTTTGGCTGTTTGGCTCGTTGAATACAAAGTACCCGTCGAGGTAGCCAACCGATCCCGCGCCGGGGAAGTCCACATCCGTAATCTGGGCAAACACCGCCGTGGAGGTGTTATAGATGTAACTCAACGGATTGCAGGCGATGAATAGCTGGGTTCCGTTGTCAGCCATACTAACAGGCCCAGTACCTGACACGGAACCGATCAAGGTTGCAACCCAACTGGTATTCAGGCTGTAGAACTCATTACCGGACACCACATAGGCTACGCCATTAGTGACCCACAACCCACGGATTGGGCCGTCGCCAACAGTTGCAAGCAACCGCAGGCCGGGGCAACGCAGCAAGAACCCAGCCTCCTTCCCGCCGCTGCCTTCTGGCACAGCTTCGGCAAAAAGGTTGACCATGCGGTTGTCTGCCGCATTGATTGACCGAGCGACGTAAGAGCCGCCGAGGATTGGCGTTTTCAATTACGCCGTGACCGCTTTGATGACTGCAAACGCAATCACAATGGCCTCGGATAGCGAACCGGCAGTGATATTTCGCACGTTAATGCTGGCCGAACCAGCAGCAGATTGAGCATTGAGCAAGTAAGCACCCGGAGTGCCAGCGCTGATGTGGTTCATTATGAGAATGTCGCCAGCTTCAATTACCGTGTTGGTTAAC